GGATACGAGTAGCCAAACCCTGATGTCCGAGTTGTCCAAGTCGTGCCATCGGTTGAGGTGGTCAATTTCCTATGCCACCGACAGCAACATACAGCCCATCGCCGTAAGTCACGCCATAGATATGAGTAGTCCAAACCCTGATGTTCTAGTTGTCCAAGTCGTGCCATCGGTTGAGGTGGTCCAAGGTTCCCTGAGTCACCGTACAGCGACATAAAGCCCATCGCCATAAGTCACGCCACGGATACGAGTAGACCCAAACCCTGATGTTCTAGTAGTCCAAGTTGTGCCATCGTTAGCGGCCTGAATTGAGGTAATCGTGCTTGCATAATTGGCTAAGCCAGGGCCGTCAATAAAAACGCCTCCAACAGTAACGGGAGCAGTCGAAGCATAACTATAAAGCCCTGCCGCTAGTGAAACTGTGTAAGTACCTGCCCCTGTGATTTTGTAGTAATTACCGCCGCCGCCACCGTCTGCCCAAGCTGGAACCCCAGAAACAACCGTCAGAACTTGGTCATCTGCTCCAACACCTAAGCGTGAAGCCTGACCAGTTCCGTCACCAACTACTAAATCGCCAGCGGTGCTTATCGGGTCAAAGAATCCAACCCAAGCCGTGCCGTTCCAAGACTCGTGCGCTTCAATAGTGGTGTTGTAACCAATGGTTTGATAAGCAGTTGGATTAGCTGGCCGTGTTGCCGTAGTCCAGATACCGATTCGGTTGCCCATAAAAGTGCGTGTGTCCACCAACATTCCAGATGTAATTGCTACGGTGCTGGCTGGGATTGTCAGCGTGGCAATTGGGAGCTGATAGATACCCGTTGCGCTTTGAGTAAGCGTGGGTGCTACTGGATCGACAGAAACAGCTTCTCCCTGAACTAGCTTGGTAACTATTGTGTTTGTTTCAGGATCTAGCTCAACAACCACAATGTCAATGCGGGTGTCAGTGCCAGCTGATGTTACTGCAAGAACTAGGTCATCTGTGTTTATGTAATAGTGACCTCGGATAAAGGCTTGGCCTGCCGCAATAGTGAGGTTGAGGTCTGAGCCTGTGACCGTAATTCCAAGCTCTGTGCCAGTGGGTGAACCTTGAACCCCAGTCTCTTGAAAGTTAGTTGCCCACTCTGAAAACTGAGACTCTGTGGTGTCTATGTTTTCAAATGGGAATGATTGCTCTGCCATTTATTTTCTCCCTTGAATTGCCTGAATTTATTTAGTTCTAACTGAATTGGGTGGAGCTATTGCCGCTCTAGGTTTGAGACTCTCTGGTCAAGTTGCTGTGTCTTTGCCAACACCCTTGCTTCATACTCTATGCCAACTGGTGTCCCTACCGTTGCGCCCAGGCGTACACCATCAAATGAAATTGAAATGCCAACCTCTGTCACCACGGCGCTTGCCTCTAGATCATTGATGACCACGGTGACCTTATCGCCCAAGTACCAATCACGCCCAAATTGCATGCTGAAATCATCTGACGGGGTGACTGACATTTGAACAATAGTCTTGCCGTCATCAACCAAAAGTTCCTCACCCGATTGGGTCAGCTGTCCTGTGTTGTCTGAATTGCGGCTGTCTGAAAACACTTCAATTCTGCGGGACCATTCTGTCTCTGCGGCCTCAGATGCCGTGGTTGTCACCTCAAGGAATTCTCTATCTGCCGCTTGGCCACCGCCGCCCATAATTGCTCTAGTAACCTTGGCTGATGCATAGGAATAGTTTGCCCGTGAAAGCTTGTTATTGTCCATGTCCATTCGGATGGTTGAGGTTCTGTCAGTTGGAACATAAACCTGAAACTCTAGGCCCGTGCCAAGTTGCTCTAGGGCATAGCCCACACCACCAGTCTGAGCCAGCCCGTAGGCTGTTTGCTGTAAGGTCTGAAAACGGGCGTTTGCTGAAACGGTTTCCCCAAGCTCGGCATCTGTTTGGATTGTTAGCCCAGCTATTTTCCTAGCCGCTGGTGCTGTCGGGCCAATGTTGGCTGACACATAAGCCTTGATTACGGTTTCAGCGGCACCTGAGCGCACATCATGTGAATCAGTCTGTGCTGTGACATCAGCGGTTGAGGGTGTGGGGTAAGCTAACCGCTCCCCCAGAATGATGTCATCACTAGCTCCCGTGATGGTCCAGTCACCGTCAATGTTTAGGGGTGTTTGTTCCAGCGCCGCCGATAAAGTAGGGCCTGAAAAAATAACGGTGTCATCAGGGCCAGTCACAATTATGCCGTAACCCGCTAAGCGCAATAGCTCAGCCAGCCTGTGACCCTGTGGCAAGCGCATTTCCCAAGTGCCAACATTGTTGAACCTCAGAATAAACTTTGCGCCCACCAGATCGCTAGGGACAAACTGCCCCACTCTGGCATTTGAGGGGTCTCTGACCTCAATGATTAGTTCCTCAACTTGCATTTAGTGAACCACCTCAAACTTGGGAGCGTAGAAAAACGCCACCCTGGTTGATTCCTCTGTGTCATCAGCCGTAATGGTTATTTGACTCAGACCAGGGGCCAGAGCAAACAGCTTGGGAGCATCCCCCAGGATGCCGTAGGAATTTACATTGTCCTGGTCATACACTTCACCCGTTGCGGTGTCCACCGTGATTGTGTCCCCGCTGTCAATAGTTCCTGGAACCGTAAATGAATCAGTACCATTTGAAACCAGCAAGTTAGTGATAGGTCCCATAAATGTCCACTTAGGAAAGCTAGGGACATCACCAAGGTTGTTCACCGTCACCACGCCTAAAATGTTGTTGGATGAAAGCTTTAGTTTTGTTAGCTGTGGCAATAGTCCACGGCCCGTTGGTTCCTCGCCGATCACATAGGAAATGCTAGTCAGGCTGGTCCAGTATGGAGCGGGTGCCTGTAGCGACAGCGCCCACTTTGCAAAAGTCATTCCAGCGCTGGTTCCCCACTGACCCTCAGCCCCGCCTGTGTAATAAGTTTGGAGCTCTAGGGAAACGCCGTCAGAATAATTGGCCCTTAGCTTTAGAGGCCCCGCTTTGTTCTGGGTCAGTTTTGCTAAGCGCCTGAGTTTTGCCTGAACATCTGCTCTGTCAGTTCCAAGAATTGTGATTGGTAGGTCTAGGTTTCTCACGCCTCTTTTGGCGTGGCGGAAAACACCACCATCACCAGCTGAGCTTTCAATTCTGACCTGAGCGGGCGGGATGTTGAACCCTAGAAAATCTGGGTTCAGAATGTAGCTTGAGTAATCAAACTCAATGGTGTCACCGTTTGCCCCAATTAGGGAATAGTTGACGCTTACCAACCTGCCACCACCTTAGCTCTACGCATTGCTTGGAATAATTCTTGCTCCGAATCAACGGACTGATTAGGTGCCGCATAGTAGTTGAGCTCTTTGCCCTTGCCACCCATGCCCATCATGCTCTCAAAGCGGTTTAGAGGAATTACTACCTCTGGACCAGCCTCGCCTATCAAAGCCGCTGTTGGACCTGTTACCAGTCCACCTGAGGCAAATGGGGTTAGGTAGGCATCTGCTCCGTCTTTAGCAATCGTGTTAGTTAGGTCTTCAAGTGCTTTAGTCAGTTCGTCCTCAGAGGCCGCAATCTTTCCAGTTTGCACAAACCCATCGGCCAGTAGCTTAGCCAGTTGGTCGCCTTGGATGTTTCCAACAATGCGTCGATTGGTCTCGCTATTTACTAGTTTGACACCCTTGTTGAATGAGTTGACAATCTCAGCGCTGGTTCCACCGACTGCCTTTTGTAGAATCTGGTCAATCTCAGAAACGCTAAAGCCCTGAGCCTTTAGGTTAGCCTGAGCTTCACGGGTGCTGAGAGCGACTCCAGTTTTAGCGCCAATGTCTCCAGTGCCTTGAGTTCTCATAGTGCTAACAAAGCCAGGACCGTTTGGCCCCATCACTAGCTCAAAGCCAGCTGGTGCAATGTTGGCCATTGCTTCAAGATTCCCTGAAACCTCGCTAGTCAAGTCTGACATTTTCTCTAGTTCACCAGAGGCTCCACTGAAAGCGCCGCCTAAGCCATTGACTGCGCTTGTTGCAACTTCGGTTAGGTTATTGACCTCAGCTGTCACTGCGGCGTTTCTAGTCATGCCGTCAATAAAGTCTTGTAGCGTTCTGGTTGAGCGCCCTAGCGTGGTTATCTGCTCTTGCTTGTAACGCTCTCTAGCCTGCTCCACAATGGTCAGAGCAATTGTGGCATCCTTGGTATCATTCAAGGCGTTAGTAGTGCCGTCAGCGGCTACTGTGACCCCATTGAATTGCCCTGGCAGATTAGCAAATTTAGCCTGGTCTGCCCTGTCAACTTCGGTTCCTACATAGCTAATTCCTGTGGCCGCTTTTACTGCCTTGGATGTTGTTTCATCTAGGGCCACTCCATACTTGTCATGGACATAGGCGCTGTCCTTGAACTTATCAGCCACGCCTTTGGTGGTATAACCCAGGTCAGTTTCAGCATCCTTTAGCTTTTTATAGGTGCCAATGTTTTTTCAACAGCGCCGTCATTTTCCAAAAAGGCAAAAGTGAGAAGTCCTACGGCGGCCACCATTAGGAACACTGGGTTTGTCAACAGTGCGCCTGAGAAAATTTGAGTAGCTACTGCGGCTAAAGTTGCCCTAGTTGCATAAAGTTTGAAAGCTACTGAGGCGGCTCCAATAGCAATACCCAAGTTTGTTAGCAAGTCTAGGTTTTCTAGGATCCACTGAGTTAGGCCTACCAGGAACTCAACAGCTCCCATAACAGCCAGACCAAAGTCCTCAACAGCTTGCTTGCCCTCTGGGCTACCTAGCCAGTCACCAAACTCAACCATGATTGGGAGTAACTCATCCTTGACCACATTCATTAGGTCAATGACTATTGGCAATAGGGCATTACCAATGACAGCCTGAGTTTCCTCAAACTGCGCTTTTAGGATCCTTTGGCCGTTAGCTAGTCCATCTGAGGTGTCTGCAAAGTCTCCAGCTGTCTTAGCTGTCTCTTGCATGATCAAGCCGTAGCGGGCCTGAGTCTTAATGTCCTCGGTCATCTGCTCGCCCACACCAAGAAGTCCAGACTCTAGTGCGTAGGCTTTTACCTCAGTGTCTAGCAAGTTGATACCAAAGCGCTTGAGTGGTTCAGCCTCGCCTGAGAGACCAGACTGGAATACTTGTAGAGCCTCGGACACTTCAATGTTGAACACTGAGGCAAAGTCAGAGGCTCTAGTGGTTATGCTGTCAACAAAGCCAGCAACATCTCCACCAGCACCAACCACTCTTTCAGCAAAGGCAGAGAAGCGAACAGCTGAGGCATTGAAGTCAACGCTGTTTAGACCTAGCCTCTCAGCTACACCATCACCTAGCTTTAGAACATCAGCGGCGTAATCTCCATAAGCCTTTTGGACAGCGTTGATGGACTCGCCTAGGTCTGATGCCTGGGTTACTGAGTCTTTGAAAAATCTGCCAAGTCCAGCGGCGGCTAGAGCTCCACCAGCGACCACGGCCAGTTTCTTTACGGCTGAGCCAAACCCACTGCTAAAGTTGTTACCCGCTAGCTGGCCAGTTGTCTTACCAACTCCAGCTGTTCCACCAAGTTGGTTAGCAATCTCTTTTTGTAAAGCCCTTGGCTACAGGGATAAGTGTCACATAAGCGTAGGCTTGCTCTGCCATTCAAACTCTCCATCTTTGGCTTTTTGTTAAAATTGCCCTCGCATCCCTGCGGGGTTTGTGGCCTTTTGTAACCCTGTCTGGCTCGCCCCAGGGTCGTGGCCATTGCTTTGGTTTTCGCTTTGAATTTACAGTGGCAAGTAAGTCATAGGTTGCGGCGGCAATGGTCCAGTCATAACTAATAGGATGTTGCCATTTATTCTTGGCTGTCTGTAGCCAGCTAGTTGGGTCTGCCATCAGAACAGAGACCAGGCTAACTACTTCACTCCATGGAACTGACTCACCCAGAGCATCTAGGCCTAGGCCAAAGCGTGCTCTAAAGTCATAGGTGAAAGCGTGTTTATAGTCCTCTAGGATTTGGAGGACTTCAAGGATTCCCCCAGTGGGGCTCCCTGTGTCCATCCGTTCATAGCCTCTGTGAACTCGCTTAGGCTCATGCTGTCAATGACTGCCATGCCTTTGATGTCCAAGACTGTTTCTAGGATAAACCAGATTTGCTCATCAGGGTCCATGTTGCGAGCTTTGCGAATTGCTCCAACTGGCAGATTGCTGAATGAGGGTAGTGTTGCTTTTTTACCTTTGTGTTCAATTGTGTATGACATTGCGGCCTTTCTAAAGTTTGCGGCTGAGAGCGGGATTTTTAGGCCCCGCCCTCTAATTGTAACCCTAGGCCGCCGCCGCAATGAGACAGCCTAGGGGGTTTGTTTTACGCTTCTAGCTGGCTAAACCACTTCTTGAATGTGGTTGCACCAGCATCCGCATAAGCGGTCACTGTTACTTGGTAGCCCACTGCCTCGCCTGAGGCTAGGGTGCGTGTTCCTACTGCGGTAACTTCACCAGCTGGAATGTAGATACGCTCAATAATTGCGCCATCTACCACATCAACAACAAATGACTTCCTGCCACCTGTTGCTGTTGGGTTGCCGTCAAGCTCACCATCAGTGAGGGTTGACCCGTAGTAAAGCTCCAAAACAGTTTCGCTGGTCTCAATGAAAGTTAGCTCAACTGAGTAAGTTCCCTCAGAGGTTACTTCCCTGACCAATGAGCCGTTTTGCCAAGCCCTAATCTGGTTTGTGGTGCGGTCAATGTTTTCAGCAATACCATCAGCTGAGACATAGCCAAGATCAATGAAAGCCGCATCTAGGGCGGTTCCTGAATCGGTTGGTGCGGTGGAGCCAGTTGGTGCGACATAAACAGCGCCAGAAACGGCCACCCTTACATTGTCTGAATCAAGTGCCATGATTTTATTCCTTACTAGTTTTGAGAGGTTTGACCCTCTATGGTTTACGGTGAAGCGCAAAAATCTGCGCTCTCCCCTAAGGTCTGTCACATCCTGAACTGAGGATTGAACAGAGGTTGCCACAATGGGATTTCCATCTGGCAAATCGTCAAAGATTGCCTGGGTCAGCAAGGCCAAAGCCTCTGCCTCTCCATAGCTTTCCTCATAAATTGTCACACCAATAACAGATTGCATCAGTGTCTTGCTTGGCTGGTTGCCACCATCACGCCTTAGAATGACCTGTGCGGGGGTTTCATCTGCTCTTATAGCAACTCGCACATCAGAGCGTGTCTGAGCCGTTAGAGCGGCGTTCAGCCTTGACACCAAATGGGCCATGATGTCTGTAAAAATTACGGCATCCGCCATCATGAGCCTCTCTTAGGTTTACGGGTTTTGACTTGAGTGCCACGGTCTCCACCTGCTAAGTCAAGTGCCCTAGACAAATCGCCTGTGTTTGCTTCGTCATAGTCAGAGCCTCTAATAACTTTCACTCTGGCTCTTTTGCCACCTCTGGCCACTTGAAGTTCTGAGCCTGGCAATGCCGCTTGAACTCTTTGCATTCTGCCTCTAAGCTCATCTTGAATCTCTCGGCTTTTGAGTAACTCACCCATGCCTTTGAAGTTCAGCTTGACTTCACCGTTTCCGCCTGGGATTCTGCTAGCCATTGGTTTCCTTTTGTAAGTCAATAACTGTGCCAGGGGTCCAGTAACCCAGACCATTGACCCAGTTGAAAGATTCGCCATCTAGGATGTAGCGCTCACCCAGGTAAATAAATACATCACTGTTATTGATTTCAACATCAGCATCTAGGTAAACGGTCAGCCCAGAGGTGATTGTGATCTCTGCGGCCCCTACTGTTTTGGAGCCAGTGCGGGCGGCTACTTTTGCGTTGAGCTCAACCTCAGTGGTTGTGAAAGTTGGTTCACCGTACTGGTCAACCCCTGCCAAACTTTGTATCACTTGGGTAAGTAATTGCATAATTTCCATTTCCCATTGTTGATGTTGATTTGAATGTCAGGCCACGGTAAGAATCCGCAACCTTGGCCTCTACTGGGGACATCATTACCTGACCCCCTACGGCCCAAGCCGCATAGCTCTGAGAGAATGGTCCAACGGTTTGTTGTTGCACACCAGAGGCGGCATCAGGGTTGATTGAAAGTGTTCTGGCTACCATGCCAGCGACTACGGCCACAACATCATTTGGGATGGTGGCAGATCCGTGCTCATAGGTGACCGTTACTGGGGTGTAAGATCCCAGGTCATAAATACTTTGATGGCCGTCAAAGGTAAAATCAATTATGTTGCCGTCAAGGTCCTTGACCTCGCTGACAGTTATGACGGGCCTTTGGATTAAGCGCACAACGCCATCCTTAGGGAATAACCTGACCACGCTTTCGCCCTGCTCAAACTTTTGGACAGCCCGCTGAATAAAAAGAGCTGATGCATCTGTCAGGTAAGCGGTGGCCTTGGAGCTTTCGGCGGCTGTGAGAGTGCGCCCCAAGCGAGCCTCAACATCAGTGATTGTAGCCAGTGCCATTTGGGCCTCTCTAAAAATTGTTTGGGGTATGGCTAAGGGGCCAGAGCGAACTCCAGCCCCTCAGCGGTTAGCCTTATTTAGGCTGAGACATACTTGATAACAGCGGCGCTCTTGATAACCTTTGCACCGTAAACATTCAAGCCTCTAACAATGTCAGAGAACTTGGTCTGGTTGCGTAGGGATTCGAGTGACTGAATCTGGTTGACGAACGCAACAGTGTCACCGTGGTATCCGACAGCTGAAACATCAGAGCCCAAGAGAGCAGACTCAAGAACATTCATTCCAAATAGTCTGGTGATTTGTCCATTGCGTAGTTCGTCAGTTGCACCAGCGGCGGCAACATCAGACAGTCCCTGGATTAGTAGGTCAGCAAAGTCTGGGGTTACCACGATAAAGCGGTCCCCAGTTGGAACCTTTGCTGTGGTCATTGCGGTACGGATTGAACGCACAGCGGTTTTTGCTTCATCAGCTGTGTCAACCACAACTTCACCAGAGTTGCCGTCAGTAGCGCCAGCAAGCATCTGCTCTAGTAGGTATGTTTCAGCATCCTCAGCTAGGGCCTTACCAGCGGCATCAGTCCAAGCGTTGAAAGTTCCAGCGGCCTGAACTGCATCAACATCATCAACATTTACAGAGAACGCTTTTTCCTGGTTCAATAGAAGCTGGACCTCTGTGTCTGCAAGTGCCTCAGCGGTGATTGAACGGCCAGCGCCAGCGTAGTCAACAATGGTTGGTGTGGTTGCGTTGATAATGTGGACAGTGTTGCCACGGGTTGCCACGCCCTGGTACTGGGTGTTTAGGGTTGGGATTACAACCTGGTTAGCGATAAAGCTTTGTGTTACGCCTGCGCTCCAGATTTCGGGGATGAAATTGTCAATAGCCATTTGTTATCTCTTTTCGTTATTGTTTGCCCATTAGTCCATCAAGGCGGCCATCTTTTCTGGCCTCAAGGATGTCTGCGGGGGACATGTTTTTTAGTTCGTCTCTGTTTCTAATTTGAGACTTACCTGGATTTTGACCACGGGCACCTTGCCCAAGGTCTGGGATTGCTTGCTCAGCTGTTTTGCTGTGCGCCTCAACCCATGACTGAATTGCCTCTGAATCAATGTTGCCATCACCCTGAATGAATGAGGACTTGTCAAAGTCAAGTAATGAACTGCCATCAAGTGATCGGCCACCTAGCAAGCTCTTGAACTCAGCGTCAACCAGTTTCACAGCAAACTCTTTTCTGACGGCTTGGGAGGTTTCCTCACGGGTCTGCTCAATAAGTTTTTCAGTGTCAGTCAGTTGTGATTTTCTAATTTCGTCTAGCTCTTTTACCGCTTGGCCATTTGACTTGGCTTGCTGTTCATTCTTTCGGCTCAGAGATTTCCATTTGTCAACCTCTGCCTTTAGGGTGTCCGTTTCGGACATTTCTGAGGTTTCATTTTCAGCGGTCTCCACCACTGCCTCTGGTTCCTCAGTTGTTTCTAGGGTTTCGGTCTGATTTGATTCAGCCATGTGTCTCTCCATTTCGGATTGGTTATTGCGCTCATTGCGAGCTAATCAGCTTGGGAGCTGAAATCTAAAGTTCACCTGGTCCAGTAAAATCCTGGTCTCTCCAGCTGAGGGTGGGGCCGTATTCACCATGATTTCTGGTTACAACAATTTCTGTGTAATCTGCGAGCCTTTGGCCGCCATCTGGTGTGTTGATAATTTTGCCCAAGCCAGCATCCCTGGCCCCAAAATCTGGGTCAACCCTGAGTTGCTGTTCAATGCTGTCATAAGTCGAATCTAACTTCACTTGGTCTAAAACTTGCCCAGGGTCTTGGTTTGCAAAGACAGGCATTTCCCCACAATCGCAACCTGGGTGGATTGGCATTAGCTCACCTCTGGTGTAGCGCTGGGTTGAGGCTATCGTGCACAGGGCACAATTCTCATTGCCAGTTAGAGTTCTGACATAATAAGTGATACCACTATTTCTGTCTCTAGCCTGTGAGCCAGCGGCCCGCCTAGCCAGTTGCATGTCAGTGGAGGCTATTGAACTGATACGCCTAGCACCCTCTGAAATTGCTTTGGTCATGTCACCGCCGTTTGAAAGAGCGGTATAAAGGGACACAAAGGGTCTGCGGTAAACCTCGCCAGTATCAGCCCCATTTCTTAGTGCTGATGTGGTCAGGGTCTTTGCCGTTATTGGTAACGCCTCAAAGCTCTCACGGCTTACTTTTGCCATTTCGCTATAAAAAGCAACCTGTAATCTGGCGGCCTGTATTTTTGCCCCAGTCATAATTGGGTCAAGCACATTAACAAAATCCGCATAGTCTGAATCACGCCATGAACCAAGGCCGGTGAAAATTGCCGAGGCCCTGTCTCCAGCACCCCTGACCAGTTTTGAACTCAGGCTGTTATAGCCGTCAAGTAACTGCCTTTGGGTTGCCATTATGCGCTAGGTGTCTGTGGAGTACCCAATAACGCCTCGGTCAGAATTGCCTCTCCAGCTCTTTCAACTTCCATTTCAGCAATTTCAGCTGGGCTGAACTGACCAATTAGGGTCATTCGGGAATTGAAAGGAATGTCCTGGAACTTGCTGTTAGCATCTGCCCGCTCTGACAGGCTGTAGCGCTCAGGTGTTTGCCAGATTGGTTCTAGGTCTAACAACTCAGATCGCACAGAGTCACCTGTGTATTTGAACATTAGGGACATTACTTTGGACCAGCCAACGGTTGCCCTGGCAATGCGGTCCTCAGTCTTGAACACCAAGCCCTCACGGGAAAGTGCCGCCCCCTCAGCGCTCTGGTTTGCACCCTCTGAGTTGAGGTAGTGCATAGGGGTTCTGGTTACTGCAGCGAAGTCTTGGATGTCTGCCCTGACTGCGGCAAGAATGTCATTGGTGTCTGTCTGTCCTAGTTCGCCAATGGAGGCATCCTCTGGGAGCATCCACATAGCGCCTGGGGCAGATTCAAACAAACCGTTGTAATCAATTTCATTACCATCAGAATCATGGGTTGGGAAATCGCCTTTGAGCCACTTTTGTTTGAACGCCTGAGTTGTGGCAATTATTAGCCTCTGTAGAATCATGTGATTGATCCTGTCAATCAAATCCAGGTAGGGCTCATACTCGCCTTTTTCATCCATGTTTGTAAACTTCACAACTGGGACTTCACCCAATGGATTTAGTGCGCTCGTTTCCTCTTGGTACATGTAGCCGTCAACCTGAAAAATGCTGGTCTCTAAGTCTTTTTTGTAGACTTCAATTCTGTCTGGGTAGTAAAAATAAGCATAGTGAGAGTCATACTCTGTAAACACCTTGAGGGCAACGCTGATTTCAGAGGGGTCCTCTGGGTCAGAAATGATTTGCATTTGGCGTGGATCCTCAACTGTGACCAGTGGGTATTCCCTGCCCTTTTTCATTCCTACGATTGCATAGGCCTCACCGAACTTTAGAAAAAAGGTGTGGAGGTCTGCGGAATAGACATCAAGCTTGTTGGCTTTCCAAAGGCGGCGAGCAATTACATCACCGTTTTCATCATCATCAGCCCCAGTGCGGAAACCGCCAACTCGCATCCGCTCACGCACAGCGGCAACGGAAAGTTGGGCAATGTTCAAGCGGGCCTTTTTCTGAAATCTACGGTAAGCCCGTGACTGCCCCTCAGCGCCCTCTGGCAATGGGGCATCCCCGTCATAGTAACGCTCTAGCAAGTTCATTCTGCCCTGCTCTTTAGCAAGCTTTTTGAGCATGCCCTGTTCTAAGTCTGTTAGCTGGGTAGCCATAAGTTTCCTAACTCAATCTGCGGGGGATAAATGTGCTCTTTGTGGCTTTCCCTTTTGAGAGAGCCTGGAGCCTAGCTTGGTATGCCAGGACCGCCGCAACTGCGGCATCAATCTTGTTTGGTGATTCAGGGTGTTCCTTGGCAATGGAAATTCCTGAGCGGCTTATGCGGCGGCGAGAATTGAGAACATGTCTAGACAACACTGATCCGTTGTGTGTTAGCTCTTTGTCAATGACAGCATTTTGAAATTGTTCCAAAGCCCTTACTACAAGATAGGACCTGTTTCCTGTCATCCACCATTCAATGGGATGGTTCACCGTTGACTTGACTTTTAGCTTTTTGCCATAAGCGGCTTCCCATTGTGCAATGTAGCTTTCCCATTTTGCGGGGTCAGCGAACATGCCAATGACTTTGTAATCCTCAAAAGCCTGTTTGACCTGATTGTCAACATCAGTGATGGGGACTTCCCAGTCCTCCCCAGCGGGGCCATCAGGTTGTTCCCAGACTTTGATTTCAAAGAGGTGCCCGTCAGATACACGGCACCCAATCAGAGCGGTGGCATCTGTGGTTCCTCTAATTCTTTTCCTGGAGCCGTCAAAGCCCAAGGTGATTTCCTCGCCCTTGCCCACCTCTTTAGATGCATAGGTTGCGGCCCACTCTGGAGCGCTGACCCATGAGTCTTTGGCGCTGGTTGGCTGGTTAAAGTAGTAGCGGCGTGAATCCTGTGCGTCATTCCGTGGGTCATAAAACTCTGACATGATTCTCTCAACATCCATAACCTGAGAAAATGGCCCATAAGCCTCTATGATTCCAGCCCGGACTTGGGCTTCATCAGCCAGGTCAATGTCAGCATCAGCCTCACGGTGATCAAACAAAAGTCTTTGGCGCTTGACCTTGCCCTCAGTTATCATTTTGGCTAGGTCATGTGTTTCCTCTGCCACCGATTTTTCACCAGGCAAATACATGGTGGAGGTCTCAAGTGACCACGGCTCTGCCGCTTTACGCTTTGCCAAGTTGCGCCTAACGGTGTCATACATCCGTTTTAGTTCACGGGTTGTGTAGAGGTGCGTTTCATCAAACACAACAAAAGTTTCTTTACCGCCATCCTTGGCGCTATTGGATGCGGTGGATGGGATTATCTCGCCGCCGCCTGGTAAAAAGATTCTGGTTAGTCCAGCGGCATCCCTTGGAAGTCCATTTGATAGCGGCCCCTCTGACAGGTTGAAATAGATGTTGTCATAAGTATTACCAGCCTGTCCCTCTTCTGTCGCTAGACAGCGGATGATGGGCGCAACAACTGCCTTGCCTACGGGCTCACCGTCAGCGTATTTGTAAACAAATCCATCCTTGGAGTATGTCTCAATACCTGTGGCAAATCCGTCAAACCTTGCTGGGCCCATAGCCTCAAACAATGTGATGAAACCTGCCAGCTCTGATTTGGCTCTACCCTTAGCCCTTGAAATAAATGAGGAATCATAGAGGCGGTGGCCATCATCACCCAAGGCATAAACATCTAGGACAAATCCAGCAAATTCCTCATCAAGCTCTATTGGCTCACCCTGGACATCACCTGGGCCGTGGACACAAAAAGTTTCAATCCACCAGATTGCAACCCAACCTAGTGAAAGTTTGCGGTCATGGTTGTCAGCCCTAATGCGCTCACGCATCAAGCAATCTTTGGCGGCGATCCTCAATGCTGGCAACTGCCTCAAGCTGAGGAGCTTCATCCTCAAAGTCCACATAGCGGATTCTAAGGTCCCTGCGGGAATCTACCGTTGTGCCCATGACCTTTTCACGCATCCGTAGTTCTGCCATTGCGGAAATGATGCCGTGGTTAGCCATAGCGTGAACCATTGCGGTATCAATCGCAAAAGCCCAGTCTGAGTCTTGCCACAAAATACAGTGCGGCATTTGAATGAGTGCGTTCCACCAATCCCTAGTGCGGTTCTCAATCGGGATTTCTATTGGTTCGCCCTCTTTGATTACCGAGCGGCTCAGTGGGAGCTCTGGCGTGGGTCCGTCATAGGGAACATTTGCAATCTCGGTCCAGTCAACCGTTGGCTTATGCCTAGTTACTGTCGGCCTGTCTGAGGGTTTTCTGCCTGCCATGCCCATTTGGTGTCTCCATTTCGGATTGTGCCCAGCGTTTCGCTAGGTAAGTAGGTGCGCCAAGTCTAACTCTTGGAGCGGTGCTCTGGTTATTGCCTGACCTGTCACTGTGAGGTAACGGCCATTTGGGTAGATTTCTACGCTCAAGCCATTGCGGCTAAAGCGGCGGCCCTTTTCCAGGGTCGCATAACCCCAAACATGTAAGCCAGTCCCACTAGGGCTAACTTCAATGTAAGTGTTTGGCAATGAATCAATTAGTTTTTGCGCTTCTTTATTTGGTTTGCCATCAAAACAATGGTCTAAATCTATGCAAATAATTCCGTCACCGTTCAAAACAAAGCCTAAACCCTGGCCCTCTTTTGATCTAGACGCTGTTTGGAAGTCGGTCCAAGTCAAAGGGTTGGTTGAACTTGCCGAATTTCCTTGAAAAGTAATTGGGACTTTATTTCTGTGCCTGATCCAGCGGGGTAAAGCTCTGAGCTCAGCTGGGATCTGATGGCCACGGTGCGAGCGCACCCGACAGGCGGTTCCACAGAATCTAGGTTTGCGCCCTCTTGCCCCTGCCGTTACTGGGGTGCCGCATACTTCGCATGTATTCATAGCCCCAGTTTATCGTTACACGGGGGATAGGTCAAGTTTATCCTGAAACGGGTTGATGCCCTACAGCCCCAGTAAACACGGGGGTCGAAAGTCTTAGATTTTGCACACAGAGCTATCCACA